GACAGTATCAGCAATCAAGAAACTGAATCCTGGCATTAAGAATATTAATTTAATCTATCCGAAACAAAAAATTAGAGTAAAGTAATTATCAATAGCCCTACTCTTCGGAGTGGGGCATTTTTTTATGTTTTTTTTTGTGAATGCAAAGCGGTTATTAACCTAAATAAAAACCCCTTCTTTTTTAGAAGGAGTATCTATCCATCATATAATTCATGGGCTAAATCTATATACATAACATAGAAAACCTTATTAACAATTTTACCAATAACTCTAGCGGCTATAGGATTATTATTACTATATAATCTAAATACAGCATATTTCTCACTTGCGTTCTTGCGATGATCAGAAGAATAAAATCCCTTTTTGCATTCCACAGGTCTTTTTAGGCTAGATTCATCAATAAACTCTATTCCAATACTTTTGTTTCGACCAGAGATAACAATATAATCTTCACTTGAAAGTTCAAACATTCTTTTTAGAAACTGAGCTTTATAAACATCTGTAAATTTTGTATTCTCAAACGAGAATGTATTATTAGTAGTAACGAAAGAAAGATTAAACTTCATATGAGTGGGTTTAAAGCTTTGAATATCATTAAAACTTATTTTATTAGCGCCTTGTTTCCCTTTGATTTTTGGCTTATTTTGGGTTGCTTTTGCCATTAGATTCCTATTCTTCTAGTACTTCTTCTTCGAAAAACTCTTGTATAAGCTCCATTGGAATAACTTCATTCTTAGGAGTTTCCACCCACGGTCTCTCTTCATGAGTCATGTTTCTTAGATGCCAAGCAGAGTATTTCCCGTAATGACCATATACTGTTTCTAATACATTTCTCGCAATCTCATTAGATTGAATTCTCGTAAAAATATCTAAGTCAGATTCTAATGGTTCAAATTCAATATCTCTAGAACCTTTATAAAGTTCATATACTCTAGGTGCTACAGGACCATGATCCCATGCGAATAGTTCATCTTCGAATAAAGGATTACCTTCTGTAAAGGCTAAATGAACGCCTTGTGCATAATAAAGTAACTTCTGTAATTTTAAATGGGTAAGGCTCTCGCTGCCAAATTCTTTAACATCAGAATGATTTCTAACTAAAAACCACTTTGCTATTTCTTTTGCTGAAAACGCCATTACCCTCACCTCCATAATTTACCTGTATTGTTTTATTATATTAATCATATGTACATAAGATTATATTTGTCAATTGTTAAATGTTGAAATAAATTATATTTTTTCGATAGGATAATTATATAAGAACAATTGTTCGATTTCGATATTGTTTTCGAACGAACGTTCGTATATAATATATTCAAAAGGGAGGTCTAACTGATGAAAGGTTTACTTAAAAGAGCTGTTATGAATGGTGAAGTTTTAGAAATGATTTATCTAAATACAAAAGGAGAAATTAGTCAACGTAGGATTAAAGTCGTCAAACTTAATGATGAATCGTTTCGTGCTTATTGCTTTACTCGTAAGCAGCAACGCACTTTTAAATTAGCTAATGTTTTATCAGTTGGATCAGTACGGAAAGTAAGGAGAGGTGCATAATTATGACGTTAACAAAACCTAAGAAGGTTAAGAAACCATCAAGACCAAGCCGAGATGAATTTGAACTAGAGGAAATCGCTAATACTTTAACAGAAGCATTAGAGGATAAAGCAGAACTTAGATTAACTGTGTGGAAGAGAGAAGATCCAGTCAGAGGGAAAGTCGTTAAAATGGATGGAAATACTAAACTCATACATATAGAAAGATTTACGGAAACAATTAAAGTACCTTTCATGGATATTTTACAAGTGAAGAGAGTATGAGTAAAAGCCCAACTCGTTTGAGAAGGGCTGTTTTTAATACTATTTTAAGTTAATAACGTCCGTTTCTGTACCGAACACACCAGTTTGTACTTGCACTTGTAAATTATCTCTGTTAGCAACATCTTCTGCAACGTCAAATACTACTTTTCCATTCATTTCAGAGTCTGGATTTAAACTTTGTAAAAAGAAGCTATTGTCAATACTTCCGTCATCGCTTTGATTTGCCGATATACTACCAGTATTGTCAGCTTCGTATGTTTTATCGCCTAGTTTTAATTTAAAGAAACTAGAGTCGACTGTCACTGCTTCATTACCATTATTTTTTAAAGTTACTTCTAACACTACAAATTTTTCATTTGCTTTAGTAGGCAAAATTGATGGACCCACTTGATCGGCGGTATCTTTTTTAGTGATTGTGTATTCCATATCCCCAACTTTTACCTTATCCCCGATTTTATATGATTTTTCTTCTTTTTTCGGCTCTTTTTTAGATTCCTCCTTCTTATCATTTGTTTTTGCGGTAGCTTCTACTGCTTTATCTTCTTTTTTAGCTGTTTCTTTCTCATCTTCTCCACCAGTTGCCGCTGCACCAATTATGATAATAGCCAATAACCAAACCCACCATTTTTTATAAAATGGTTTTTTCACTTTAATTTTCTTCTCTTTCATTTTGTTTCCCCCTATTTTTTAGCTACTAATCACCGAATATTTTACAGTTTAAGAGGAAATAATACTATGCTTTCGACAAAACTAGACAAAAAGTTACACAATTTTCTTCTCGATCCAAATATCATTAATTCTTAAATCTAACTCTTTACAAATCTTATAAACAACTGGAAACGTAGGGAGAGACTTATTATTTGTTATTAAACTCATTGCAGCTGGGCTCAATCCAATTTTTTTCGCAAATTCTCCTTGCTGAATCTCTCTTTCCGCAAAAATTATTTTCAATCTACATTTATAGTCCATAAAAACACCTCGTACATATAATTCTCTAAAAAGTATTATTGTCCTTTTAAATTTATTTTTAGGGACAAGATATAAAGGACATGCCAACTCTCATACCATTTACTATACCAAATGAATTACCACCCTAGTAGCTCGTTCGGGAATATGCCAGATACTATTATATCGACCGTCAAAACAATTATTTTACATGCTAGATCGATGGGATAGATTCTACAGAATCTATAAAGAGGTGGCGCAGGAAGGAGGAAACTAACTTGATTTTTGAAGTAGTTACAACGGCTATCATGGGAGGGCTTGCCTTTCAAGCTCACTTGTCAAAGAACGGATTGAGTAACGACTCTAAAAAACTAAATAAAATTTTTGCTCTTTCAGGTCTTAATGTGAAGGATGGTAAACAGACTTTAACCACTCAATTAGTAAAGAAACGTAATTATGATTGGGGAACTGAATATCGCTATCGGATACCGTTAGGAAGAAGTTTTGAGGATTATACAGCAAAACAAAAATCAATTGAAGCAGGATTAAATACACGTTCAGTAAAACTTCAATTAAGAGACCTGAAAGAGCTCAAATTTGATTCTGAATTACTTTCGAATATAAGAAGCCTGTATCAAAGAAAACTCACAGAAAGGAAGGAAATAGAGCTCTCTTACGATGGAATGTTAGTAGTCAGAGTATACAATGAGCCAATGCCCAAATTAGTTGATATGTTCGAAGGCAAAGCATGGGAAGTACCAATAGGAATTATGAGAGAAAAGAATAAATATATCCTTCATGATTTTGAAAAGATTCCACACTTTGTATTAGGTGGAGCTACTAGGTACGGTAAATCTAATCTTATTAACGGAATAATTACTTCACTCATTAAGCAGCAGCCGAATCATGTCAAACTACATCTTGTGGACTTAAAAGGTGGGGTGGAACTGTGTGACTATGAAAACATTAAACAGACAGTATCAATCGCTTATGAGCCAGAAGAAGCACTAGCTGTTTTAGAGAATGCTTATAATTTAATGAGACAACTACAACAAACAGTTAAGAAAACAGGAAAGAAGAATGTGCAGCAAGCAGGAATAAAAGAAAGGCATTTTATCTTCATTGATGAAGTTGGGGAGCTGAATCCAGAAGAAGCAGTGGATCGTGAAGAAAGAGAATTAAAGAAACAATGCCAAAAGTATATGAGTCAAATATCAAGGCTCGGAGCTGGACTCGGTTTTCGTTTAATCCTGGCGACTCAATACCCGACAGGTGACGTTATCCCAAGACAGTGTAAACAGAACAGTGATGCAAAACTATGCTTTCGTGTACAGTCTTCCACAGCTTCAAGAGTTGTGTTAGACGAAACAGGAGCAGAACAATTACCGCAAATAAAAGGTCGTGCAATTTACCAAACAGCAGATAAAAGAGTCATCGTTCAAACTCCACTAATAACCCCAGAAGATATTCTATCCACAATCAATCCACACATCATAGATAAAGGAGGTCAGGTCCATGAAGAACCTAAGCAGCCGCCAAGAAGCAATCCTATTATCATTGAAAAAACTGGACTTTCTTAATCGAGATCAATTACAGACCATCCACAATCTGGGGAAGGTACGAAATACTAATAGAATCCTAAAAGAACTATCTCCATACTTAGAATCTTTCCGAGAAGAGTATTCCACTATTTATTACTTAAACAGCGAAGGAAGGGCATATGTGAACTCTAACAAGGTACGTAGAAAGAACCCTTTTGTTAATCACGCTATTCTTAGAAACTACTTTTATATATTTGCTAAAAAACCAACTGAATGGGCTAATGAAGTGAAAATAAGCGATGGTATCACAACTTTGATTACCGATACCTGGTTTAAAGCAGGAGGTAAATATCATTTCTTAGAAGTCGACTCATTACAAAAAATGAAAGAGAACAGAACGAAAGTAAGTAATTATCTCGCCTTATATAAAGCAGGTCATCTAGCAAAACACTTCGGATACTTCCCACCATTGATATGGCTTACTACAACTCCATTAAGAAAGAAACAATTAAAAGAATTGTGTAAGGAATTGCCTTGTGCTGTCTATGTGATTGATGAAATCAAATAAGGAGTGATCTAAATGCAAACAATAGCATTCAATGATTTTATGACAGGTAGCTATAAACAGAAGAGTGTGGAAGAAAAGAAAAAATCAAATGTAGGGAAAATAATTAGACGAGTAGGTACATCAATTACTATTCCATTGTTGTTAGCTAAACCAGCCTTTGCTGCTACTCCTGAAGCAATTCCAGTTGGAGCAAAAGAATGGATGGGGGAACAGGCATTATCCACCTTGGCCCATGCATTGGATCCATTAGTTGATGTGTTAGTTGCTTTATCATTTCCAGTAGCTAGCGTAATTATTGTAGGTGGTTGCTTCTTCTTTATGCTAGGAAACAGTGAGAAGGCTTGGAGTACAATCCAAAACGCAGGCTTAGGTTATGTATTGATTCAGATATCTCCTTTAATTCTTAATGTGTTAAAACAAATTGGTGGTGCTATATAATTGATTGAAGAAGAATAGGGATGATGTGTAAATAATTAGTTATATTTACGTAACGCTACCAACTGGGTCTGGCAAGACAACAACACTCTACTCTCTCCTAAATGAAAATGCACATCTTTATCAGCGAAATGTGATTAGCTTAGAAGATCCCATTGAAAAAACGCAGGAAAACGTTTTGCAAATTCAAGTCAATGAGAAAGCTGGTATTACGTATTCCACTGGCTTAAAAGCAATTCTTCGCCATGATCCAGATATTATTATGGTTGGAGAAATCCGCGACAAAGAAACTGCTCATATTGCGATAAGGGCGAGCTTAACAGGTCATTTAGTATTGATAATAGACACATGCAGGGTTATAAGAAGGCTATACTTTCAATTACAACAGACTCAGGTGTTAGTCGTTGCTCAGTTTTATTAACTTTAATTTCTTTTACAACTAATTGAATAAATTTTTTCTTTTCATGTGTTTCTAATTTACTCCAATTTTTTTGAAGATCTTTTAACAACAAAGACAACTTAGCATCTTTTGAGTTATTTTCTATGTTATTTTGTAAATTCCAAAGTTCTTCCCTCAGTTTTTTTTCTTTTTCATCTTCTTCAAGATTTCTTTTCCTTAAATCATCATCAGAAATCATATTATTTACCCAAGCATATTGCCATTTTGATCTTCGTTTTTCTAATTCGACTAATTCGTTGTTAATTTTTATTATCTTTATATTCGAATTGTTTTTTTCAGAAAGGGAAGAAGTTGCATAGTCAGTAACTTCGTTTTTTAAATTCCATTCTGAAATTTTGTTAAGGAATTGAATTTCTAAATAACTTTGAGCAATACTGGGAGCATCACAAGTACCATATCTTTTGTTGTTGCAATAGTAGTGGTGAGATGTGTATTTTTTATTATTTCTTTTCATACTGCTTGTCTTACTGTTCATCACTCCACCACATCTAACACATTTTAAAACGCCTGTAAATATATGCGGGCTAGTTGCTCTTCTTGGGTGTTTAACTGAACGTGATTTTATCATTTCTTGTACTTCATAAAATTTTTCAGGAGTAATAATTGGATCTACTACATTCTCAACTTCAAAATATTGTTCTTTATTAACTCTGTAGTTATATCTCATTGTCCCTATATAGATTTTATTAGTTAATACATAACGAATGGTTGCTGTTTTCCAACTGACTCCAGCCTTGCTTCGGTAACCTTTATCGTTCATCATTTTGGCTATCTTAGTCATTCCGTAAAGTCCAGTTAAATAAGTATCAAAAATTTCCTTAACCACTTCGGCTTCCTTTTCATTAATTCTTAGGAAATCTCCAGCACGATCAAAACCAACAGGAGGAACATTAATTGCCCATTTTCCTTCTTTTGCTTTTTGGTTTAATCCCATTCTTATTCTTTCACCCATATTTTCTCTTTCCCACTGAGCAAGAGCTGCAACTAGGGTTATAAATAATCTACCCATTGCGGTTGTTGTATCGTATACTTCCGTAGCGGATTTAAACTTTACATTATATTGCTCGAAAGTATTTAACATTGTATATAAGTCAAGTACTGATCTAGTTAATCTATCTAATCTATAGACTAGTACACAGTCAAATATCCCATCATTAATATCTTCTAGCATCTTCGTTAATTCAGTACGGTTCATATCTTTGGCACTTTGGCCGTCATCAATATAAGTTTTTACAACTTTCCAATCTTGAGAAGCGGCATAAGACTCTAAGCGATTTAACTGAGCCTTAATCGAATAACCTTCTTCTGCTTGCTCTTCTGTAGAAACACGTATATATAATGCTACTCGCATAAAAATCTCATCTCCTGTGATTTAGAAAGGTATTTTACTCTTTTCAATTTGCTGTTGTACTCTACTCCAATCTTCTAATAAATCTTGTTGGTAAAATGTAGATTCATTACCACAATGAACACAATACCTAGCATTTCCTTGTAAGATTGCATGACAACTTTCTTGATTAAAGTAATAACCTGTATCATCTGCTCTATAAGTAGTTGCACATTTATTTATTAAAATAATTCCACAAATCATGCAATGTTCTCCGGCTGATAAAACTTCTTCGTTGCCACATTGCGGACATTCAATAGCTCTTCCCATATCATCTACTTCGTAGCCGTCATATTTCATATCTTCTTTACCTCCGAAAGTAATTAGTGTTTTATAAATATTTTCATTTCTACAAAAGGGGCAAAATTTAGCGTTGGAATAATAGAAATGTCGGTTGCAAATATTACAATGATGTTTATTCACTGTTTTATTTATGAACTCAGAAAAAAGTATCGCAATATTCTTGTTAAAGTTAAATCTATAACCTTTCTCAATTTTTTTATTTAAGAATTTTATAACATTAGAAGCAGCTTCAATAGAAACCTCGCAAATATTTTGAATATCAAACATATTTATTTTCCCGAGCTTGGCAATAACAGTTTGGGGAGCTAATAATTCTCTTGCGAAACAGTTAGCTTCGCTTTCAAATACTTGATATTCCTTTTCGGTTAAAGTACTACGTCCTAGAAGAGTTTTATTAGTCAACTCGTTATGTTTTAACATGTAGTGTCCTAGTTCATGAGCTATAGTCCATCGTATTCTTTGTTTATTTTTAACTTTCTCATTGTATAAAATGATGTACTGGGTAGAACCATTTGGATGTTTTAAATAATAAAGAGCACCTTCATCACTACCTGTGAAATTACAAACTTCTTGGTGTGTCATATTTCTTTTTTTAGCAAACCAAGAATACTTTTTGATTAATAAATTCGGAAATGGCTTTATTAGTTTTTTAACTTTAACAGGTAATTCACGGACATAATTCATTTGTAATAATTGATGTGCAGCTAATTCAGCCTTACGATAATTAGGTTTAGATATCATCATCTTCATCTTCTTCGTCATCATTGAATGCATCTTCAAAAGTCAGTCTCATGATTTCTAACATCTTCTTTCTATCTTTAGGATCCATTTTTTTAGCTGCTCTTTGAATAATACTTATTTCAATATCTGATTCACTGTTATCTTCATCGCTTAATCCTAATATGTAATCAGTGTTGGTATTAAGTACTTTAGCTATCTTCATTAATACATCACTCGGAATATTTGTGATTTTCCCTCGTTCGTAATGTGAAATATTAACTCTGTTCATTCCTAATCTTTCCGCTAATTCATCTTGTGATAGTCCTTTCTTTAACCTTAATTCTTTAATTCTTATACCTGGATAATACATGTAATTACACCGCCATTAATTATTTTTAAAAATATTTTATTTTCTCACTTGCGTAATTGTAGGTTACATGTTATTATCAATTACGTAAGGAGGTGTTACATAAAAATGAGTTGCAGAAACAATAGAACAGTAAGGGAAGTTTTTAAAACAGCTCGTAAGCAAAAAGGTACTCAGCGTAAGGTTGCTAGCGATCTTGGGATTACCGAAACTACCGTTCGTAACATTGAGAATGGTCATTCAGACCCTGGGTTAGATTTAGTGTTTGGTTTTGCTGCATATTTTGGAATTCCTACACAAGAACTTTGGCCGGATCTTGTAGAACGTGGTACTAAAAGACTAACAAACTCAACAAATATTATTATAAACCGTAATTGATAATTACGCAATTCTTTTTTACGAAAATGTCTATTTTTTTTACATTAGATGTAATTGATAATTACTTTTTTCTGAAAGGAATTAAAAAAGGATGAATCAGCCTTCAGATGAAGCTTTAAAAAAATTATGTGTTTTTCTTTTGCAGACTTCAATTCCTCGGATACTAGAAGAAGAACGATTAGAAGTTGAAAAACTAAAAAAGGAGCAATTAAATGAACCAATTAGTCAGCACACACAACCAACAAGCGGTAACTAACTCATTGCAAGTGTCAGAAACATTTGAGAAGCGCCACGATAATGTTTTAAGGGATATTGAAAATCTAAAAAAAGATGTCCTCAATTTTGAGGAGATGTTTTTTGAAACAACAGAACTTGATAGTTACAGAAGAGAGCGCAGAGTTTACTTAATGAACCGTGACGGCTTCACATTACTAGCCATGGGGTTCACCGGGAGTAAAGCACTTCAATTCAAACTTAAATACATTGAAGCTTTTAACCTGATGGAGAAAAAAATATTAGAGCAACAACAAGTAACCTATAACCTTCCACAGAATTTTAAAGAAGCGTTACTAATGTTAGCTGAAACAGTTGGGGAAAGAGATCAACTTAAACAAGAAGTTGAAAGTAACAAAGAAAAAGTGGTTTTAGCAAATGCGATTACAACTAGCGAGGAAGGGTTACTTATAGAAGCCGCCGCAAAGTATATGCGACAAAACGGAGTAGATATAGGGAGAGATAGACTATTTAAACGACTTAGAAATCAAGGATATCTCGTAAGCAGGAAAGGTAGAGAGTGGAATATGCCTACGCAGAAATCGTTGAACCAAGGGCTAATGAAAATACATTGTCATCTTTATTATGATTCAGAAGGCGAACTTAAAACAAATCGTCAAGTAGTTGTAACAGGAAAAGGTTTGATGTTCTTTATTAACAAGTTTTTGCATGAAGGGCAGTTAAGTCTAAGTTTATAAGCTAATAATGGTTAATGAGGTGATTAATAATGGGTATTCCAAAAGATTTTATAACAGAAGAAAAAGTATGGAAACTTAAGCCGATTATTGAACAAATTCTTTCAAGGAAACACGGTAAAGAAATCAAGTTCATCAATCTTACTATTGGTGATATCACAATTCAATGTGACAAAGAAAGACCTTAGATACAAATACAATCCAAAGCCAAAGCGCTGTGAACCGAGCCAATGACGGTTAATGAAAATACTTATAGCAGAATAGACGGTTGCAACGTCAATACAGGAGAAGGAGAAACCAATGAATCAATTAATCCCAACTATTGAAAATGACACTGGAAACATTTTAGTTAGCGGTCGAGAATTACATGAATTCTTGGAAGTGAAGACAGCTTATAAAGACTGGTTCCCAAGAATGTGTGATTACGGATTTGAGGAAGGGTCAGACTTTAGCTCATTTTTGAGCGAAAGTACAGGTGGAAGACCCGCTGTAGATCATCGGATAACAATTGATATGGCTAAAGAAATTTCTATGCTGCAACGAACCGAAAAAGGGAAACAGGCACGACAATACTTTCTTGAATTAGAACGTAGATGGAACAGCCCAGAAATGGTTATGAAGCGAGCAATGGATTACTTGAACGAACGTGTTAGTAAGTTAGAAACTCAAAACTTAGTCCTAACACAGCAAAATAATGAATTGCAGCCTAAAGCATCCTATTACGACCTAGTGCTCCAAAATAAATCATTACTAACCGTGTCAAAAATAGCCAAGGATTATGGAATGAGCGCAGTTACATTAAACAGAAAGCTTCATGATCTAGGTGTCCAGTACAAACAAGGTGACATATGGCTGCTATATGCAAAGTACCAGGATAAAGGCTATACACAAACAACTACTCATGTAATTGATGCAGATAACTCGAAAGTAAATACTAAATGGACTCAAAAAGGAAGATTGTTCATTTACGACTTACTTAAGCAAGAAGGTATCCTGCCAATGATTGAACGAGAAGAAAAGGAAGTGATCTAAATGAAAATCAAACCAGCTGAATGGTTAAAGCTTAATTCAGAAGAAAAGCAAAGATTGTTGGAAGCTAAGAAAGTGAGATAAATCTTGTGGAGGGAGAAAATTAATGAAAACTAAAGAATATGCGGTCTATAAAGGTGAACAACTATTGTGTATAGGTACTGCGGCTGAATGCGCGAAAGAGTTAAATGTACAGCCTGAGTATATTCAATGGTTAACTACGCCAATTGCTAAAAAAAGACTGGCCAAGAGAAAGCATCCTGAAAGATGTATTGTTGCAGATAAACTTTAACCGACAAAAGTCGGTACTCTTTTTAGCCAATGTGCGAAAAAAGACGAACGAAAGATGTTCTATTGAAAGGTGGTGATACATATGGGCTTACACGGAAAAGTAAAAGTTTGGCAAATGACGGAGGAAGAAAGATTAGCGTATATAGCAAAACATCCAATTGTGCCAACAGAGCCAATAAGGGGCAGTAAGTTTTCAAATGTAACAAATATGAAACGTAAAACAAATAAAAAGAAGCCGGTATAAGAAAGGGGTGAATAAGCATGACAAAGAAAATCGAAAATCATCCAATTGAAGATGTATTTGGAGACGAAATTTGTGAAGGTGATACTTACTTTGTATTCGGAAATGAAACAGTCCTTCAATCAAATTTAAAGCAGTATCTAATCGAGAAACAACAGGTCCAATGTTATGAAGCAATATAAAAAAGACTCTCACGCCAATAAGAGTCTCGTTAACAACATATATACAACAATACTTATCCATTAGTTTAAACAGTTTTTAATAAAAAATCAACAGGGGAGGATAATATGCCTTGGTTTGAAGCAAAAGATCGTACAGTTCATAGCCCTGTGAATCCTAAACTAGAGCCATTTTATAAGCTTCTAGAACAATATGAAAAATCTTTAAGTGGTAGCAATCTATATGAAGATTTAGTAGAAACATATGAATACCTAGACCGAGTATTTAAGGAGGAAAAATAGATGGATATGAATTTGCAAATTCAAAATATTATTCGTGATAGTTCATCAGATATAGCTGAAATGATTAAGGAAAATCTTAAAAAGGATCTTGTTGATAGCTTAACTTGGAGTGTTAGAGAAGAAACATCAAAATTGGTACAAGAATTCTTTAAGGATGAATTGTCCAAAGAAGTAAAAAAAGCACTCCAAAACGCAAAACCTCAACTACAAGTTGAACTTGAAAAAGCAGTTGTTAACATTGCTGCTACGGCTGGTAATCAATTAGTTGAGAATGCAGCAAAAAATTTATCTCATTCTTGGAATGTACAAAAAATAACAGAAGCTTTATTCAAATAAAGGGAGGAAAAATAAATGATGAATGCACTACAACAAGCTGAATTAATCGAAGTTGAGGAAATGGAGTCTTCCACAGAAAGTAAATTTGAAATTACAGATTTAGATAGTCTTAACTGGGTGTTCCGTAAATTATCAGCATTAAAAGCTAAGGAAAAAGAAATTAAGCAGCTGGCTAATGTGGAACGTGATCGTATAGCTCAATGGGAAAAAGGAGAGCTATCCACAATTGAAAATAGTACAAGCTTCTTTGAAGCATTAATTCAAAAGTATCATTCAGAACAACTTGCAGCAGATCCTAAAGCAAAAACCATTAGTACACCTTATGGGAAATCAAAAACTCGTGTAAGTAAAGAAGCACCTGAAAAGGCAAACGAGGAACAAATTATTGATTACCTTGCTGATAATGATTTGGTGGATTTAATTCAAGTGAAACAATCAGTTAAATGGGCTGAATTAAAGAAAAATCTCAAAGTGGTTGAAATTGCTGGAGAAAAAGCAGTTGTGGACGAAAATGGACAATTGGTACCTGGAGTATCAGTTAAGCCAGCATCCATTGCTTATAGTGTGGAGGTATAAAGATTGGAAAAAACAAATGCTGCCGATATATCAACAAATAATTCAACGTATTTAATTTACGGTAATCCAGGTATGAGAAAGACATCTA